TAGGTGTGGCATCAGTCATAGAAGACATGGGACTTTTAGCTACATCTGCAAATGTCACAAACATGGCAACGCTTGGCGCATCAGGAGTTGTTACTAATATAGCTACAGTTGCAGGCTCTATAGCTAACGTAAATACAACGGCATCTAATATTTCTGGAGTTAATTCATTTGCCGAAAGATATAGAGTAGGTTCTTCTGATCCGTCTAGTTCTTTAGACGAAGGAGATTTATTTTATAATAGTTCATCGAATACTTTAAAATTTTATGATGGATCAAGTTGGAACGCTATACCAACCATCACAATCGGTATTTCAAACGGAAATGTCTTAGCTGCCAATGCAGCAGTAAGTGACAATGACTTTTTGAGAATTGACGGCACTTCAGTTGAGGGAAGAACGGCAGCAGAGACTTTAAGTGATATTGGTGGTCAAGCGGCTTTAACTTTCGGTAAGTCAGATACTAATGCTTTAAAACTGGAAGAAGCAGTTACAACAAATGATATTCTATTAGCAGGCAGTAGCCACGTTAAGGGAAGAACTTACGCAGAATTAACAAGTGATCTTTCTCTTGATACAGTTAAAAAGCAAGGCAAAGAAACTATGTGGGTTCCTGCCGCTGCTATGTATCCAGAAAGTACCAATGGGTGTGCGGCTTTGGCTCAAGTTGAATTATCAAATGGGCCTGAGTTAAAGTGCTTAGATTTCGATGCCTCTTCGGATGAACACGCACAGTTTTCAGTAGCATTTCCGAAATCATGGAATGAAGGAACAGTTACATTCTCAGCTTACTTTACTGTATCTGGTACAAATACTGGAGATGTTTCTTGGGCATTGAGTGGAGTTTCTTTCTCTGACAATGGAGATTTAAACACGGCATTTGGTACTGCGGTGGCTCCGACTGCTAAAGCCCATTCTGGAACTTCGGGTGATTTAAATATTACTGCTGAGTCTGGTGCTGTAACTATAGCAGGTTCACCTGCGGCAGAAGATTTATGTATCTTTAGAATAATGCGAGATGTTTCTGCTGATGACCAATCGGGCGATGCTAGACTATTGGGTATAAAACTATTCTTTACAACAGATGCAGCGAATGATGCCTAATGAGCAGCTTTGGTTATAATGTATTAGGGTTTGGTTCATTTCCAAACCGCTCTATATTTGCAACGGCTAGTTCCGCAAGTACATTTAATGTTCAAACTGCGTTTGGTACTGCTGACTATCAATCAGGTACACCAAAGATTTTAATTATTCCATCAGGTGTTGACTTAGGCCCAATGACAATTCCATCTGGTATGGGTGGCATTCTTCAAATAGAAAACGCAGGTACAATTAAAGGTTTAGGTGGTTCGGCAGGTTCGGCAGGTAGTGCAAACGGTGGCACTGGTAGTAACGGAGGTGCAGGTGGTCACGCAATAACTTCAGCACATAGCTTTGATTTAATCAATACTGGCACAATTTCTGGTGGCGGTGGTGGCGGAGCAGGCGGTGGTGGCGGTGGTCAGGGCGGTTCGGGTGGAAACGGAAGTTACACAAGTTGGTCTGAAAGTTCTTGGATGTATGTTACAACTGGTAGTAACTATCCAAACTGGGCGCAGAATATATACAAGTGGCAAGCCGTAACTAACTTTGCGTCTATATATTGGGCGGCGAATGGTTCAAATGAAATTGCGGCACACAACTATAGAAATTCTACAGTATATCCTAGCAATAATTCTGACCCACACTATCATAGAGGTACTTTAAGGTCATCTGGTGCTTGGAACGATTATTATCCACTTTATGAAATTCGTAGAGATACACAAACTACAAGTAGTACATCAGGCGGTTCGGGTGGAGCAGGTGGAGCAGGTGGAGCAGGTGCAGTAGGATTTGGCTATGGTCAATCCGCAGGTTCTGGTTCTAGTTCTTCATCTGGTTCTGGTGGAGCAAGCGGTGGCACAAATGCAGGTACTGGTGGAACTGGTGGGAACGGTGGAAACGGAGGAAATGGAGGAGCGGCAGGAGCGACAGGTTCAAATGGAAGTGCAGGTTCAACTGGTTCAACTGGAGCAAACGGAAATGTTTCTAATGGAAGCGGAGGTTCAAGTGGAGGTTCAGCAGGTTCAGGTGGTGCGGCAGGGAAAGCGGCATCCTTTTCATCTGGTTCAATAAACATAATATCAAATAGCGGAACTATTAATGGCGCAACTTCTTAAAATAAAAAAAAGAGCAGAAGATAATGAACTTGTAGATATAGATTTCATCTATAATAGAGGTGAAGATTTTGATTATGAGATTGCTCCAAAGCCAGATTTAATGGCTAGGTTTTTTCCTGACAAAATGAAAGGGCATGAGTTAAATGTAGAGCCTTCTAAACTATCTGGTGAAAATCTTACAGATAATACAAGTATTAAAAAGTGTATGCCTTTCGTTGACATGATGAAAACTGGATTTGCTATTCCACTATGGCACGATATTTTTATTCGTAATGAAACGGCTTACGATAATAATCCAATCCCAGTAAGTTCTCGACGAGAACACGAATTGTATGCGTTATCATCTCACACAAAAAAACAAATAGATGACACTACTTTAAACACAGATATACTCCCAAACATTATCTATAAACTTACAAACCCTTGGAAAATTGTAACTCCGAAAGGTTGGTCGTGTCTTTACATAACACCTCAACACCGAGATGATATTCCTATAAAGATAATCAGTGGTGTTGTAGATACAGATACATACCCTCATCCAGTTAATTTTCCTTTTTTTATTAATAAAGGATTTGCAGGTACAGTAAATATAGGCACTCCTATTGCTCAAGTTATCCCATTTAAACGAGTTAATTCAAAATTAAATCTTAGATTTAAAAACAAAGTGGATGAAAAAGAAACAAGCAAAGCTGAGTCTATTATGAAAAGACAAATTAAAAATCATTACAGAGATAATTGGCGTTCAAAAGAAAGGTAAACTTATGAGTGAATATACAATTGCAAAAATAGAAAGCGGTATTGCTACTGTTACTTATTCAGATGGTAGCTATGCTCACATACTTATGAAAGACAGTATGACTGAAGATGACTTTGATGCTCTTGCTTTTGACTTCGGACCAAAATCAGGAAGTGTTCCAAGTTTTGCTACTGAAGGTGCAAAAAGAAATACTAAAGAAAAAGCTGATGACCATTCGAATGACCACGCATGGACTCAAGCAAAAGTAGATGCGCTTTCTCAGGATGAAATAACAGAACTAGCAAAAGACCAAAGGAATAGTTTTTTAACAGAATCTGATTGGGTTGCCTTAAAAGCATTAGAGTCTGGTTCTGCTGTACCTAGCAATTGGAAAACATACAGACAAGAACTTAGAGATTTACCTGCGGCAGGAACTTCAAAATGGAATCCTTCTGCATCTCTTAATACTGAAAAAGATAATGATGGAATAAAAATAAATGGCATTACTTGGCCTACTAAACCGAGTTAATAAATGAGTAAGCCTACTTTAACCTCTGTAACAGAACAACTTCATTCCCTTGATACACGTTCGCATCGCCTCGAAGTTCAGACAACTATTCAGTTCAAAGATCTTTTTAATCGTGTTAAGCGTCTTGAAACTATCTTTATTTCTGTTGCTGCTACAATTATTGTTATTCTTTTAGGAATAGCATTTAACCTCTAAACAAACTTAAAATTTATTAATCGGACATATATTACCTAGGTTCAGAGCCTGCCGATTTCAAGGTGATATTATGGATCCAATGACCCTCTTCGCTGCCGTTACCAGTTCCTTCCAGATCGTGAAGAAACTTGTGAATGCAGGCAAGGAATTTGAAGATGTTTCCCAGCAAATCGGTAAATGGATGGGAGCAGTTTCAGACCTTGAACACGCACACAAGAAACTTAAAAATCCTAGTCTCCTAACTCGATTAAAAAAGGGTCGTTCTATAGAGGAGGAAAGTTTCGCTATCCTCCAAAATTTGGAAACCGTAAAAAAACAAAGAGATGAATTGCAGCACCACATAATTTGGACTTTGGGATTAGGACAAAAGGGTTGGTTAAATTTATTAGAGATCGAAAAAAATGTCCGTCTAGAAAGAAAGCGAATGAAATATGAGCGAGAAGCAAGGATGGAGAAAATACAATTTGTGGTGGTACTCACTGTCGTTGGGATTGTTGGTGTGGGTATACTCGTTGCTTTTGCCTACGGCCTCAAACAGTGGAACGGTTGATGAAAATACTATCTGTAGATTACACCGCGTGGCGGTGCTAATTAGGAACCCTGGAGCGCATCAAACTCGCGATGTATTGTGTATATACTACGGCTCCAAAAACACCGTTGAAACGGCTATAATTGATTACTCACCTACCAGTAGTTGCCAGGTAGAATATTCATGTAAAGTGAACCCCTCTCCCACCAGAAAAGCAATAACAGAAATCATTAACGAGTACGAAGACAATGGCTAAAAAATTACAAGAAGATAGTGTCCTAGATCCATACGATTTTGATGGCGATGGAGTAGTGACTGATGCTGAAATTGACAAGGCAAAAGAAATCCGTGAGTTCGAAGATCAGAGCCGAAAACATCTGGCTCAATTAAGACTTGCCAGGTATTCATTAATAGCAATCGCAATTTATACTCTGTTACTTTTCATGCCATTTGTCTCAGACGAGAGAATAGAATTGCTCACCAGTATTTCAGATTTATTTTACATTTCACTCTGTTCGGTGGTGGGTGCCTATATGGGATTTACTAGCTGGGCAACTCGAAACGGGAAGTCGTAATGCTTTCATTATTAGGTAGTGCATTAGGGTTTGGTACAAGCATAATTCCATCTGTCATTGATCTCTTTAAACAGAGGCAACAAGACAAACAAGAACTCGCAATGCTCCAGGCAAAGGCTCGTTATGCGGCACAATTATCTGAACTGAAGATTGATGAACTGAGGTCTAAAAGCGACATCGCTGAAATAGAAGGAATACACAAAGAGCAAGCAGCGGCAGTCAGTAACTCTACCTTTGCAGCTGCCCTATCAGGGTCAGTCAGGCCAATCGTAACCTACTTGTTCGTAGGTATATTTCT